CAGTTTCGTAAAGCAGCACTGAAGAAAGAAGAACTGGAAGAAACCGGATTGTTCTCTGAGAAAGAAATTGCTGCTATAGAAGAAGCAATGAGTTCTTACGACAAAAATCGTAAGAGAGCGGCACAGAGAGCAGCAGATAGAAATGCTGCGAGAGCTGCCGGTAAGACTGGTGTAGTTCCTGGTGTTGGTTATGTAACTCCTAATAAGGAGAGAGAAACTTATACTGACGAGAAAGGAACCGTCCGTCATAAGTCTGGTGCTAAAAACGAGTAAGTAATATAAAACTTACATAATACTTTAGAGAGGACTTGACAGGTCCTCTTTTTTTATGTAGACTAGGTTTGTCCCCGTTAAAGATAAATAATAGCTCATAAGATACTATATCATGAGTTATGAAAATTCTTGGATATACGATAATGAACCTTTTGAGTCTGCTGCTATTGGGAACTACTTTGGCTTTGTTTACTGTATTACCAATAAGTCCAACCAACGACAATACATTGGGCGAAAGTATTTTTGGTCGTTCAGAACCCCACCAGGAAAAAAAAGAAAAGTAAAACAAGAATCTGATTGGAAGAAGTATTATGGTTCTTGTCCTGAGTTAAAGGAAGATATAAAAAAGTATGGCAAAGAGTTCTTCAGTAGAGTAATACTAAGTCTTCATGAGAAGAAGGGAGATTGTAACTTTGAGGAGACCAAGCAGTTGTTTCTAAATAATGTGCTATCAGAGGCACTTGACAACGGAGCACCGGCATACTATAATAGCAACATTCTCGGCCGTTACATGCGGAAAGATTATGGAAACTTTGGAAAAGACCTTGCAAGTAACCCATGACTGGGCAGTTGATAGACTGCATATCCTCTGTGACATGAAGACGGATGATGTGCTAAAATCTGTAGAAGATGCTCATGCGATCCAGTCAGAGTTTGCCGAATGGTTAGACCCCAATCTTGAGGATCATGAAATCTACTCACTCGAATATCTTGGAGACAATGATTAAATCACTTTTTGGAATTGGACTTCTTGCAAGTGTAGTTGCAATCCCTTCCCCAGAACCTGAACAAATCAAAGCAAAATTAGAAACAGAACCTGTAGAAGAAATTATTATAGAGGAAGAGACTTGGAAGTGTCCTAGTTGTACTCCTAATGAACAAATTGTTCTAGCAGCACTACAAGAGCACACAAAGATCTCTGATCGTAATGCGCTTGCTACAATCATGGGAAACATTCAGCAAGAATCAAAGTTCATTGCTAATATTTGTGAAGGTGGTGCTCGTGTTTCTTATCTTGAATGTAAGAGTGGTGGATTTGGTTTAATTCAGTGGACTTCTATTGGACGATATAAAGGTCTTGGAAACTTCTGTGCCAAATATAAATGCGATCCATCTTCTCTTGAAGGGCAAGTTCGTTGGATGATTAATGAACCTATCTTCCAACGGGTTCTTCCACAATTTGAAGGTAATGGACAAACCATATCTTATTACATGAGACCTGCATATACTTGGTTAGGTTGGGGTATTAAGGGTAACCGAGAACTTTATGCATATGATTACATCAAGAAAATGGTATTAGTATGATTTTAAGATCTATTAAAAAAATACTTAATAAAACTATTCCTGCTCCAAATTATTTGAAAGATGACCCTTGGTTCGGTCCGGCAGTTTTGTCCGATCCTCAAATGAGTTTGGAAGAAGCATTTGATCATGCAGTATCTGATGGACAATTATTGCCTGAAGATGATACAGCAGAACCAAAAGATATTCATGAGGTAATATATAATATTGCTACAAGTAGTGGTAAAACAACAATCCAACTTGACTCCACTTTTCAGTTTGGAAGTGGTTCTGAAAATTTTCAGGAAGGTTGGCAATCTGAAACTAGTTTAGGACAATTTAGATGAAAAAAATTATTGCAAGTTTACTGGCGTCTGCAGCATTAACTACTCCCGTTTTTGCAGATCCACTTAAAGATAGTGAATACTTCACTATGCATTCTATGGGATGTATGCTTTTACAAGAGTGTACAGATGAAGTTGAGGAAATTACTAGTATTCTAGATGTGTCTAGTCAGTATTCCAATACTGATTCTTTTTATCCTGCTGCTACTGAATTTAACAATATGCTTAGTTCCCTTAATATGATTGGGGTCAAAGTATTTTTGGCAGATCAAAAATACTTTCCTGTATCTCATAGAGGTGTTTATCATACTGTAGGTAATAACTTCTTCCTTAATAAAGCATTTATGGGTCGTCCAAGTGTATTGATGAGTGTGATGCGTCATGAAGGATGGCACGCGGCACAGGACTGTATGGCAGGCACAATTGATAACAGTATGATTGCTATTATCAAACCTGAAGATGAAGTTCCTATGCTCTGGCGTGATATGGTAGAAAGTGCATATCCTAAGTCGTCATGGCCATGGGAAAAGGAAGCAACATGGGCAGGTAAAACCGAAGGAATGACCTCTGATGCACTTGCGGCATGTGCTAATGGTAATATGTGGGAAGTTTATGAACCCACTCCTTTGACCCGTGAATATCTTGTTAAGGAAGGTTACATTACTAAATAATAACATCCTGAACAGGAAACCAGCCGAGAAGAGTTCTGTGAAACCTCTTGTGTTATAATGGTGAACTCTTTGTTGGATAAAGAATTTAAAACATGTCTACTCTAACAAGAGATGTATTAATTAGAACCATTGTTGCCAACGAAATGAAAGAGCACGATGGTTCTAATTATACTCAACAATTAAAAGATACGTATCACAAATGGGAACATCAATCAAGTGATACCCTTTGTCAAAAATTTAATCAAATAGAAAAATCTAATGTCACTGTTGACATACTAAAACCATAAATAAAAGAGCCATGCCTCTTTTCAATGCCAGAAGAAGTCAAAAAAGATGAACCTAAGAAAAAAGGTATTTTAGGAAAACTAAAGGAGGCAGCAGATGACAAAGAAGAGCAGCTTGCTATCCTTTCTACTTTTGTTAGGCTTGGCATCCTTGTTTGGAGCGGCGGAATACTCACGTTGGCTTACATCAAGTTACCACCAGCCCTTGGTATTCCCGAGCAAAAACTAGATCCAACTTTTATCGCATCAGTATTTACTGGGGTGTTAGCAACTTTTGGTGTTCAGGCAGCAAAGAAAGCAGGAGAAGGTGGTGGAAGTAATGGTGGTGGAATTAGTAAAGCAGATATGGAAAGATTGATTGCCGCAGCAGCACAAACTGCACCGGCACAAACTATTCGTATTGAACAGGCACCTGTACAAATAACACAGGCACCTCCAAAGTCCGATGAATCTTACAAGATGTAATTATGGATAATCAAAAGTCACCATTTAAGTGGGTAGTCCTAACAGTGGGGACATTGTTTGGGATTGCTCATATTGGTGTCTTGGGACATCTCATAAACAAAAATGACTTGCCTATAATTAATCTTCCTGTTGGGGATTATACCTCATATACAGTAGAGGCAGGGGAGAAAGGATATAAGATTGATTACTCATCAAATGATCCTAAGGTCATGGGTGTAAGAAGAAGAGTCGATAAGACTAATGGATTTTTTGGTATTGGTGGGAAATCAAATGTAGAATATGATGAGGAGTATACAATGGATGGTGCCCGCCATATGGGTGGAGGTGCTGAGGGAAAGTTGACTGTGAAAAAGATAGAGTGTATAAAGGCGGAAGGTGGTGGAGAATCGACAGGAAGGATAGTGGGTGCTAGTCTTGGTGCTGCTGCGGCACCATGGTTCACTGGTATTCCATATGTCGGATGGGTTGCTGCCGGATGGATAGCAATGTTTGGACAAGATAAAGGTGCAGAGATTGGTGGAGAACTGGCAACAACAATGATGGAGGGATGCGATGAACTTTGAATTGAATATGGAAGATTATACAATAATCTTAAATGCACTTCACTACTATAAAAAAGTGGAGAAAAGAGGTAACTTTAAGCAATACAATGAAGAACGTGTAAATAAATTGAGAGATAAAATGGCATATCAATTAGTCCCTAGTCCTGATAGTAAAAGATGAATTTATTGTTACGTCCACTTGATAGTCCAAATGATCCTGTATGGTCAGTAATAATTTTACTTATTATTTTTTTAACCGGAATTACATATTATATTGTCTATATAATGGGTATGGCTTTTGATGAATTGGAAGATGGCAACTCTGAATGAAGTATCGGCAAAACTATTGGAAGTTGATGCTAAACAGGATCAAGAAATAGTACTTCTCAAACATAGAGTTGAACAACTTGAACATCAAGATGATAATGAAATGATTAAAGAACTTCGTGAAAGGGTTCGTAAACTTGAAAAATGGGTTGCCGGTGCAGCTGCTGTAATTACAGCTGCTACTTTTGTAATTGGTATTGCCGTCGCAGTAGATTCTAAGGAGATCAATTATGGGTGCAATGACACCACCGAGCAGGAAGAGTTGTTACAACTTCCGAGTAACGGAGATCAATCGTGTACTTGATGGTGATACTATCGATGTCACTATTGATCTCGGGTTCGATCTATACAAGAAGGAAAGAGTTAGAATTGCAGGAGTTGATACGCCAGAGAAAAGGACGAAAAACTTAGAGGAGAAGGCACTTGGAATCGACGCAACCGAATGGCTCAAAGCAAAACTCGAAGGCACTTTGGCTGGTGATGATGAGTTGTCTGTTAGGACTGAACTTGTTGGTGGCACTGGGAAATATGGGCGTCTTTTGGGTTGGCTTTACATTGGGGACGACAATGTGTCCCTTAACGAGCAAATGATTACTGAAGGATATGCTCACCCCTATGATGGTGGCACCAAGGATATGAACTTGGAAGCACTTCGTGTAATCCGCAGAGAGCACGGCACGTTGGTAGATTGATGATGAGTGGTTTATTTGTATTTGGATTTATTACTTTACTAACTTATACACTACATATTACGTGGCCTATAAAAAAAGGTAAAAATTAAAATGCAAAAATTAATTAACATTCTTGCTCTAGCTTCTTTTGGTGTATCCTCGGCAATTGTCGGTGGTAGTGCCTATGTTTACGTGAACAAAGATTCTCTAATTGAATCTGCCAAGGCAGCAGCAACCAAAGCAGCAACAGAAGCAGTTGCCGGAGCACTTCCTGGAATGCTGAATTCTGCTATGCCAGAACTTCCTGGTGCTACTGGTGGTGCGGTTCCTGGACTACCTTCAACTGGATCAGGACTTCCCTTTTAATATTTGTTAAATAGGGATAGTTGAATTGATATTATGTCTTCTACATCTTTTCGTAAAAAGAATTCTATAAGAAATAAAAGTAAAAGGAGAAGTGATACAGACAATACATTTTTTCTTTATGTTGCGTTTCACTCTATAATTTCTTCTGTTATGAATATCTTTACGGATGACTAAGATTCCGATTATTACTTCTAATGACATTGGTATTCGTGAAATTATAATTCCTCAAGTAAATACCGTCTTAGATAACTATACAAGAATACCTTTGGGACCTCCTGTCGTAGTGTATATTGGCACGCCTGTTGTCGATATTCCAGGATGTGTAGAGGCTCATCAGACTAATAACCCTAAAAATAGTCAAATAAGAACTGATGACAAAAAAGGATTGGTTACGTATTGCGATTCTGGTGTTCCCAGTTTTGATCCTATTCTATATGAACCTGAACAGATGATCATCACTAAACCTAGTGGTGTTAATGTTCCAAAAGATACTCCTATAGTTCCGGAAACTCCCGAAATTCCAAAATCTCCGGATATTCCTACTGCAAAAATAGATTGTCCTACGGCATCACAAAATGCCAAAGAACCTATTGGAGAGTTTATAGAAGGATTTAGAAAAAAAGTTACTGAATATAAATTAATCGGTAACGAATGTATTCAGATAACAGAGGATGTTCCTATACCTCAACAGATAGTAGCAGGACTTCCTACTGGTGGGCAGGTTATGCAGGTAGGTGGAGTTGCTATAATTGCAACTACTTCGGCACTACTTGCAAAACCATTAGCAGACTTATTATTGAAGGTCGTGAAACCTACGATCAAAAAAGTTATGAAAAAGATTGCTAAGATTAAGGGGAAAACGGTTGTGATTGAATCTCTAAAGGACCGCCAAGGTCAACAGCGGATTCGGAATCGGGCAATTCGGGTTTTGAAGGGACGGGAATAGTATGATAGTGTGGATGCTTATGTCTTGGTGGATTATTTACTACCACATCGGCACATACGGAATAATAAGGACTCCTGGGATGAAATTGGATTCCTTTTAACTTTAACTCGCCACAATTTTTAAGACGCGCTATCTCAAAATCTAATCTTTTATTGGCAGTTAGTTGTTGCATCATTGCAATATTAGAAGATGCTGCTTCTTTACAGAGGTCTTGTAAGTTTTTATCTAATGGTGTACTCCAAGTCATAGAGAACCCTAGTCCTAAACTGTAATTATCTTTTTGTCCGGTTCTAGTTCTTTTATGGAAGAGAATGTCGCCAGGATTATCTAAAATGCCATCTCCGATATTATTTCCGTCATCATCGAATGCACCAAAATTATCTCCAACATCATATACTGGGTCGTCATAGAAAGGTTCGTATGGTTTAGAAGCAGACATACTTCCTGTTACATACGGCGTAAAATTGCGAGTGGGACCTTGACATTGAATCCCCCCACCATAAGTATTAGTTATGTATGGACCTTGTAAAACCTGAATAGCTTGGTTTGTAACGGAACCTGAACTGTTAGCGACAGGAGAAGCAGTAGCAGATACACCACCAACGGTTTCAGCATAAGAATTTAATGGTAATAATGATCCGAGAATAACTGCTCCAATTATTGACTGAAAATGGAAGTTGTGTCGGTTACGCTTGTGACCTCCGTCACTCTTTGAATAATTGTATGATTTTGAAGACCTGGGCCAGAGTAAGTTTCTGTGAACTGAAACGCTGATCCTGGTGTTGTCTGTGTGAATTGGGGTTTGCTTGTTACACCTGTCCATGATGATGTCACTCCGTCTATAGTTATATTAGTTGCTCCTGTCCCTGGAGATAAGTTTCCACTTGCACTGACACCAGAACCAGTAGCAGAGTACTGATATCCTGTGCTGTAGTCCATTGAGTTTATTGTCTCAGTTACTGTTTGCGTCGTTTCTGTATGACTGCTCATACTTCCCTGAGTGAAGTTCGGCACCACTGGGACTGCTAGTGCTTGTCCAGGCAACAAAACAATGCTGGCAACAATTACAGAAAGAGGTGCCGCGACAATTTGAGCAACGGCATCCTTTTGGATTTGGAAAACCATAATTTAAATTCCTCATCAATCGATGACTGTAATCTCACTAATAAATTGGCCTGTTGCAGATGTACCAGCACCGCCACCAGTTACCGTGAGAAGACCTGCTGAAGTTACAGTACCGGCAAGAGTTCCTAAAGTACCTGCAGTGTAAGAAGATACACTAGAAAAATTAGGAACAGCTCCTACAGTTGCAGCAGAAGTAGGAACTGCATCGGCCTGTGTATAAGATTGACTGAAACTAAATGCAGAACCTGCTGTATCTTGAGTGGCTGCAATTGTTCCAGGAGCATATACTCCACTGGTAATTGTTCCTGCAGACACTGTTCCGGCAGTTGTTCCGTCTGTAGTATCAATATTACTCCCACTTATACTAAATGAGGAACCAACTCTAGTTGCTGTAGTCTGTGCTGCATTGACGGTTAGTTGAACACTAGAAGCATGTTTTGAAACAAGTCCTCCGGCATTTGCTGCACTTGCGGTCATTATTAATATCCCGAAAGCAAATAATGCTCTTTTCATTTTTTCCAAGCATACTTTTTATTATTTAGTTCATCCGAATTTATACTTATAAATAATGTTAAATAAATTTGACTTGAAATGAACGAGCAGCAAAATCACCTTTCGCAATTATTGGAACAAAGAGTAACACTGTCTCAACAGTTAGAAGGAATTCAGGCACAAACTACAAGAACCAGAGATTTGATGCTAAAGACTCAAGGAGCAATTGAGTATCTGGAAGCAACCGGAATTAAATTGCCGGAACCAGAAGTCACCGAAGAAGCAGAAACAGAAGTCTCTGAGACGGAAGTCGTAGAAGAGGGTTGACGCACAGACCGGAAGGCATTATAATAAGTGAGTTGAGAGGCAAAACAAGGTAAGAGCATCGACAAATAGATGACGCCTCTTAACTTTTTTTCATGGGCAAGTAGCTCAGATGGAAAGAGCCACGCACTTCTAATGCGTTGGTCGGGGGTTCGAGTCCCTCCTTGCCTGCCATTCCCCTGTAGCTCAGTTGGTAGAGCAGGTGACTGTTAATCACCTTGTCCCTGGTTCGAGTCCAGGTGGGGGAGTTGACAAGAATCAAATCTTGTCTTATACTATCTCTTGTGTGAAGGAAGTGTGGTGTGAGAGCAATCTCTCACTTGCGGAATTAGTTTAGAGGCAAAACTAAAGGTTTCCAACCTTTCGTCACCAGTTCGATTCTGGTATTCCGCTTTCGGGTTATCCGAATACCCGAAAAACAAAATGAGTATAAATACTCCGTTACTGTAAGTAACGATTTACAACAGAACCAGTCGAGGTTCTTAACATCTGCGGGTAACCATTCCGCAAGTAAAAAAAACGAGGAAAACAAATGTTCAAAACGACTATCGCTGCAGCTGCCGCTGCAATTGCTCTTGCCCCTGCTGCCGCCCTAGCCGGTCCCTACGTCAACGTGGAAGCTAATTCCGGTTGGACTGGATCTGATTACAATTCGACCACCACAGACCTGCACGTAGGTTATGAAGGTGAACTTGGTGAAAATGCTTCTTACTACGTCCAAGGAGGAGCTAGTGTAGTCTCCCCTGACGGTGCTGAAAGTGACACTGTTCCTTCTGGTAAGGCAGGTCTCGGTCTTGCATTGACTGACGCACTTGGTGCATACGGAGAAGTTAGTTTCGTCGGTTCCGGTGATTCTAAAATCGACCGTGGATATGGATCCAAATTGGGTCTGAAGTACAACTTCTGATCTTTATAGACAAGTAGACATCTAGATGTTATACTGGGGGTGCGACGGCATCCCCTTTTTTTGTATATGGATTATACCCCACCTGCACTTTGTATTAGAAGTATTGAACCTGCTAAAACACCAGGTAAAGTGCTTGTAGATATGCCATCTCTATGGAGAGATAGTGATTCTATAAACCCCGTAGAGGTTGATAAAAAAACAATTGATTCTATTATGAGTGAACCTTATAGTGTACCTATGTGTCCACCAGGATGGCCCAACCCTCCTCTTACTGAGACGGAATGAAAAAATATTTTATAAACTTCATAACGAATCCGGGAACACTGACCTCTCTTCTAATGTTGGGAACGATAGCACTGATAGGGGCACTACATAATCATGCTCACTACACAATGAATATGGATGCAGATAGTTACGTGAGACAGTGGTGTAGATCATCGGCAGAAAACAAAAAGACTTGTATCAGCTATGGTGGAGACATGGATTACTAATGAAAAAGAAAATTAAAAAATCGGAACAAAAAATTGCAGACTGTGATAACATCTATGATATGATTGAGATACTACAGAGTCGTATTGAGGAAATAGAAACTGAACATATGCAATTGATTCGTAAGATGGGAGAACTAAATAGTCGCGTAGACGACTTTTCTACAAATGAAAATTAATCTTTGGTACTCTAAGAGTATGAGTCAATGGAGATGGACTCTCTGTGAAGAGTTTAAGAATGGTGTTACGAAAGTGGAACAACATGCCGGACAACGTGAGAAATTGCGGGATGCAATGAATGATGTTGCCAATACGGTAGAGTATATGTTAGATGATAAATAACTGAAAACTGAAGACGTATAAAGAATTATACAATGGAAAATATAAAGATTAGGTGTCGTTCCTGTGGAAAGGAATTGGAAGGACATCCAAGTAAGACAGTTTGTTGTGGTTGTCCGAATATGGCAACAATTCGTGGTGATAAGATTTCAGCAGTTGACTTATCAAATGTTGTTATGTTAAACTCTCATTATCCTAAAAATAAAAAAGAAATTCTTTCATCGGAAGACATCCTATGGCAGGAACAAAGAAAGCAACGTAAAGTTCGTAAAATGAATTTTGAGACTAGGTAATATTAGGAAACCAAAATAAGTTGACGAATACAAACTAGTAACTATTATAGCTAATATGTATTTCAATTTAAAAAAACCATGGACAAACACACCTATAATAATTGGGTGAAAGTCAAAGAGACTTTTGAGTCATCTGGGAATACTGAAAATTTTTACTATCAGAGAGCATGTGCAATTGTTGGTGGAGCACCAGATCCTATTGATAAAATGATGAACCAAGATAATGCCGCATCGGATGAATGAAATAAAACCAGAACATTATGTCACTCAAAAAGAGTGTCAGGAGATGATTGACGATGCTATTCGGAGACACAATAGAAACGCAAGTATTATCAGCATGTTTGTTGGTTTTTTTATTCTTGGACTTTTCTCCGAGGGCCTTCTCAGATTGATTGGAGTTATTCCCCCACTATTACCATGGTTGCAAATTAAATTATAGGAGAATTTTATGAAAGTTGGAATGATTGGTTTGGGTCGTACTGGTGAAGGTATGTCCAGACGTATGATTGAAAAGGGAATTGAAGTTTGGGGTTATAGTAGTAGTAGCTACGAGAATGCCTGTGGACAGTATGAAGCAGGATACATTAGTGGATGTGTAACCTCAATAGAGTATCTTGTCCAGGCAGTCAAATCTGATGGTCTTAGATATACTAGTGCCGGAAGAGTTCCTGGTATCTTTCAGATTACACTTCCAGAAGTAAAGGTAGATGACACACTTGATGAGTTACTACCATTACTTGAGGAGGGTGATATCATTATTGATTACAGTACCACAGACATAAGAACGTGTCAGAAACTGGAACTGTACTGTTCTAAGTTAGGTATCTTATATATTTTCTCTGGGGTATATGGAGCACATGTTGCTATTGATGCTTGCTCTAAAATTTTCCAATGTCTATCAGCAGGAAATATTAAATGACTTTATCTGATGTCTTACTCTGGGGAACGATCCCATTTCTATGTGCCACCATTTATTTCGGGTACAGAAAAGGTGAAAATATCTATTACGAAAGTGACAAATATGACGGAAATGGAACAGCGCATTAAGATGAGATATGCTTTTGCCATGTCCTCATTTGGTAGAATGTTTAGACCTAATAATATTATATGTGAGATGAGAGCACTTTGTAGAGAGTGGTCTGAAAACATTGATGAAATACCACCTGGTAAAGACTTGTATCAAGTTGATCGTTATTTTCTAGAACTTTGGAAAACAAGAGAGATTACTTATGGGTAACATAGCACTCAAGGCGGCACACTTTGCCTCTGCAACACTCAATAATCCATGGGGTGTTGGTAGTTTAAGTTTCATATTAGTCTTTGTTCCTGTCATAGGAATGTGGGCAGTCCACAAATATAACTGGCATCACTGGGCACCATTTGACAGAGGGCACTAGAGGTAGTATAATATATGAGTTGAGAAATCAACTGCGGTGCTTCCCTTTGGTAGGTTCAGGAGCAGCGGCGATAGGAACCTACTTGACTACATAATCACTATACCGTATAATACACAGGTAATCAAAACGGACAATGGCACTGACTGAAAAATTCAAGACTAAGGATTTGGATATCCTTCGTACTGCTGCAAAAGGTGAAATTTTTTTAGATGTAAAAAGTCCAAAATTATTTAAGAAGGTTCGTAAATACTATGAATCTAATGGAGTAATTTTTTCTGGAGAACCACTTGATGATTATGAAATCATGATGGATTGTTTGTATTCTGATCTAAAAATTTCTGTTGAGGTTGCCTGATGAATGTTGTATACAAACCAACCGTTCTTCTTGAACGGTCTCCTTATCGTTATATCCAAGTTGGCACTTTGGAAATCAATGGTAAACCAGATTGTCGCATTCAAAAATCAGATTCATATACCGGTCGTTATCGTGATATGTATCTTTGTGATAATGAATTGCAACTGATGACTGCTATGGAGGATTTTGAATA